GCAGTAGTCGACAAGACCTTCGCTTTGGGCCAGGTAGAGCCGGCCGAATCGGTCGTAAACCAATCCTTCCTGAATCTCGTCACGGGCTTTCTGATCACCGCGAAGCCGCATGTTCCAGCGGCGGTTGTACCAACTCAGCTCGACGCTGGTCACGGCATCTACGAGTTTCATGCTGCGTTCCTCCAGTTGATTTCCAATGCCGGCTCAGTGAACCGGCATCAGTAAATCGTTCTGTCCCATTACCGCCGGGGTGGCGGGGCGCATTGCTTGCCGGGTCGTTCGTGCCTACTGGGCCTAACGGTTCGAGCGTTTCGCTCTCGATCAGCCGTGCAGGGTGTTCCTGCCGTGGGCGGGCTATCTGACCCGTCTGATCGCCGGTCGCCGGTAGAGGCAATGCGGTCTGTTGGTATTTCTGTGTTGCGCTGGCTTGTTAAAGAGCGGTCGGCTTGAGGGCCTCCCGAGGGGCGGTGTAGCGCCTCGATGGAGTGAACATTAGGCATTCCTTCTTTCTGCGTCAATAGGCATTCCTAACTTTTTTCTTAGGCCACAAAAAAACCCGCGCTTGGCGGGCTTTTCTCATTAGGCTGGAAGTGTTCGGTTTATGGCCTTGATCAGCGCCCGGTGGCGGACTCGGCCATTTGCTCCATGGCGCATTTATTCAGCTTGACCATATTGGTCGGGACGCCAGATAAATTCACCATCCACGAAGGTTCTGGATCGCCGGCTAACGCGATCATCAGCCAGGAAGATTCGCGGAGAGCTGCAGCGAAGGATGAGGTCTCTTTGGCGGGGATCGTCGCATCAATAACTTTGCCCGAGCGGTATCCGTTGAGGGTCAATCGGTATCCGCCAGAAAACTCTACGCTGACTTTCCCCCATGATTCTGCTGGGTAGGCCCACTCGTCGCGCCGTAGTTTGAGGTGCAGCAAGTTTTGGTCGCTGTGCTTCTGCACCAGCAACATTGGGCTACCTCGCCCCGCCGGGGCGATCGAGACACTGCACAAGGACCCGAACTGCGTGTTGTAGTCCTTCGAGAATTGCGCAGAAGTTGGCCCGTCTACCCATCCTGTCTCTGGTTCGGAGGTCTCGGTGCTACCACTTGGAGTGACTGAGGAATAGAGCCAATAAAGAATTCCAAAGCAAGCCGCCGCGATGAACAGATTTTTGAGTGCGGATGCCAACAGCGGCAGCCTTCTGCGCTGAGGCCTGCCACAAGATGGGCAGGACGTCGCCGAGTCTGAAATTTCGCGCTGGCAATCAGGACAAATTATGAGTGGCATGGAAATCCTTTCTGGTTGCTTCCGTTGCCGTAATTCTACCATTTGGGCAGGGCGCAAGACGCCCTAGAGGAACACTGATTTTGGCATCTTGCCGTCTACCACCGTGCCAATGATCTCCCAAGTATCATCGACAGCCCTGGTTGGATAAGCAGTGTTGAGGGGCTTCAAAAAAAGCTCTCCCGCATCACGAACCAGCTGCTTAAAGGTTGCCTCGTTGGTGCTGATCATCCTCGCCACCACAAACTGCCCAGGCCTCGGTTCGATGTCTGGAGCTATCAGAATCAGAAATCCCTCAGGGAAAGAAGGGCTTCCGGATGAAGGGGTCATTGAATCCCCTGTGACTCGAAGCCAGAAAGCATCTTCGCCAGCCCAAACATCAGACGAATGCTGAGGGCAAAGCGCAACGTTACCCATCTCAACCGCCTCCCTAGCGGTACCAGCTTGGACCCAGCTTATCTCTGGATAGGAAAACGACCTGGTGGGCTGTAATGCCGCCTCCACATTAGACCCTTCTGCAAGGCCGGACGCTTTTCGCATTGGCCCTCGACCAGTGGCAAGCCACTTAGGCAAAACTCCCAGGAACTCGGCAGCGAGTAGAAGGTTCTGGCCCTCGATGGTTTTGGTCTTACCAGACAGCCAGTCATTAACTGACGGCGGCTTGATGCCGCACGCGCGCGCTAAAGCGGCCTGTGAAATTTTCGGAGGCCCCGCCATGGATTGCCGCAATCGTTCTTGAAATGTGCTCATTAGGGGAGCCTAACAGCTGCCATCTAAGGTATTCCTATTGACCAAAATAAAAGGTATGCCTAATATCCGTACCTAAGATCCCAAGCCGGAGATATCAGGCATGAACCCCAGCGTAATTATCGACGCCCTGGGCGGGACATTTCGCGTAGCCGAGCTGTGCGAGGTGAGACCGCCATCGGTGAGCGACTGGAAGAAGCACGGAATTCCGCGAGCGCGAATGATGTTCCTTCGGATCGCTCGCCCGGAAATCTTCCAGGCCTTGGATGAGGAGGCCGGCAAAGAACCGGCTGACTCAAGCCATATCGCTAAGAAATCAGCCGCTTAACCCACTTCAACCGCAAGGAGCAGTACCCACATGAGCTTCATGGACCCCGAATCCCAGCGCCGAGACATCGCCAGAAAGGTTCGGCTTTACCCGCTGCTTGATCGGCAGCTACGTCGAGCCGCAGACAAAAGCCGTCGCGAGTACGCGACCTACCTGTTCGAGATGCTGGAGTGGGCCGCGGTAAACGGTGCCATCGAAGCGCTGATGCCCGACGAAGTTAAGGATATCGCGGGCTGAAGGCCCTCAGGAGGGCACGATGGAATTTTCTGAGCAGAACGTGCCGCCAGAAATCAGAGCCAAGCTTCGCCGCCTTATGGAAGCCCGAGGATGGACTTTCGAGGAGGCCGTAAACGAGGCCTTGCTCGAAGCTGTCGCCTCTGGCGGGACTGCCTTCGCTGGCAGGAGAAAGGCACCGGTTCTGAAGCTGGTGGGACTCAAGAGGCCCTCGACTGGATAGTTGAGGGCCTCACCAAGGGGCCTCTAGAGGGCCTCACCAAATCGCAGAGACAAAAAAGCCGGGTTCGCGGCCCGGCTCTCTGCAATACACAACTTGTGAAGGGAATTATGCATATGCAGACCCCAAGTGTACAGGCCCTCATCCGGCCCGCGCCACAAAATGCGAACCACGATTCTGTGGCGCGCACGATGTCATCGCGCGAGATCGCGAATCTGACCGGCAAGCGTCACGACAACGTGAAGCGTGACATCGTCGCGATGCTCAAGGACCTGAAAGCCGATGTACTCAGTTTTGAGGACATCTATCTGGATGGTAGAAATCGCGAGCAGGTCCAATACCTGCTTGACCGCGAACACACCGACTGCCTGCTGACCGGCTACAGTCCGGCCCTGCGCATGAAGGTAATTCGCCGCTGGCGGGAGCTTGAAGGCCAGTCAGAGGCACGCCAGGCCGTGATGGCCAACGGCACCAAGGTTATCGGAGAGATCGCCATCATGGAGTGCTTCACGCGCCTGCTGAAGCCTGCCGCATCGTGCCAGATGCAGATGCTGACCAAGATTGCCGAGAACAACGGTCTCGACCCGAAATTCCTGCCCAGCTATGCCGTGGATGCGCCGCCAGATGCAGCAGGCGGCAGCTCGCTGCCAACCAAGGCACTGACCGCGTTGCTCAAGGACAACGGCGTCCGCATGTCCCCGGCATCGTTCAACAAGGCCCTTCAGCAGGCCGGCCTAATCAAGGTCATGCAGCGCAAAAACTCCAAGCAGGAGACGGTCACGTTCTGGGCCATCACCGACAAGGGGCTGCGCTATGGCAAGAACCTGACCAGCCCTCAATCGCCCCGAGAAACACAGCCGCACTGGTACGTGGATCGTTTCCTGGAACTGGTAAGCCTGGCTGGAGGGTCGCGCCCATGAAGCTTGTGACTCTTGTTGTAGAGGCCCCAAACACTCCTATCCGACTCGGCATGCCCCTGCTGGGCGGGCGCATCACTGCGGCTGGCATTGGTGACTATTTCTCATATGCCGAGCTGCTGGAGGCCGCCAAAGACCTAGTTCTGCTGATTGAGGACGGTGTACCGCCCCGCCATGAGGCTCTCGAGGCTGCAGCACAGGCAGCCAGAGAGCTGATCACCAAGCTGGAGGCCCAATGATGGCCAGATCCCGAAACATCAAGCCAGGGTTCTTCTCGAACGAGCACCTGGCAGAGCTGGACTTTGCCACTCGTTTGCTATTCATCGGCCTGTGGACCGAGGCAGACCGTGAAGGGCGCCTTGAGGATCGCCCGCGCCGCCTGAAAATGGCCCTGTTCCCGGCTGACAATGTCGACATCGATCGCATGCTCGATGACCTGGATCATTTGGGGTTCATCAAGCGCTACACCGTGGGCGAGGTGAAGGCCGTCCAGGTCATCAACTGGTCGAAGCACCAGAACCCACACGTCAAGGAAGCCAAGAGCACCATCCCTGAAATGCCCGTCGTAGACGCATGCCAGGGAAAGCATGAGGAAAGCACAGTGCAAGCACCAGACTCGCACAGTTCTTTCCCTGCTGATTCCCTCTCTCTTGATTCCGGATTCCTGATTCCTGATTCCCTCACTCCGTCGCCCGCGCCGGTGGACTCGGCCGAGTTGTTTTCGCGGTTCTGGAAGCTGTACCCGCGCAAGGTCGGGAAGGACAAAGCCGAGAAGGCCTGGGCAAAGCTCAAGCTGACCGCTGATTTGTTCGACACCATCGTCACAGCTCTTGCCAAGCATTGCCTGTTGCCTGGCTGGACTAAGGACAAGGGCCAGTTCATCCCTCACGCGGCCACCTGGCTCAACGGCAAGCGCTGGGAGGACGAGGTCGAGGTTCCTGCTGACAACGTCCATCACCTGCCAGCCAGCCGCCATCACGGCTTCGCTGACCGCGATTACACCGCTGGACTGAAGAAACGAGAGGACGGCAGCTATGCGCTCTGAAAAAGTCGTCCAGATCGACCAAGGCGCGGTCGTTGCCCGTATCCAGCCAGCCGAATGCGAGAAGCACGGCGCCTTCGAGCAGAAGGTCACCATGCTGCTGGGCAAGGCACTGCGCAGTCATTGCCCTGAGTGCGCCCGAATTGCCAAGGAGGAGCGAGAGGCCCGGGCCGAGGCCGAGCAGGCCCTGAACGTGCGCCTGGCGATCTCCCGCAAGCTGGGTGACTCGCTGATCCCGAAACGCTTCGCTGATCGCTCTCTGGCGAACTACAAGGCCGAGCACAAGGGCCAGGCCGAAGCCCTGCGCTTTTGCCGGCACTACGTGAAGACCTTCGACCAGATCGCCGAGAACGGGCGCTGCATGGTGCTGCTGGGCAAGCCTGGTACCGGCAAGACCCACCTGGGCGCCGGCATGGCCAACGACTTGATGCGCAACACCTCGCATTCGGCCGTGTACCGCACTGTTGGCTCGATCCTGCAGGCCATCCGCGCCACCTACGACCGCTCCAGCGAGGCGACCGAGGCGAGCATTCTGGCCAGCCTGATCGAGCCTTCGCTGCTGGTGCTGGACGAGGTGGGCGTGAGCAAGGAGCAGCCGAGCGACTTCGAGCTGACGACCTTGTTCGCGATCATTAACGGCCGGTACGAGCAGGTGAAGCCCACGGTGGTGATCTCCAACCTGGACGGCAGCCAGCTGCCAATGGCCATGGGCGAGCGCTGTGTCGACCGCCTGCGCGAGGGCGGAATGATCGTGGTCCCGTTCGAGTGGGAATCGCACCGTGGCAAGGAGGCCATCTGATGACCCCTGCACAAGAGATCACAGTTGCCCAGCTCAAGAACCAGGGCTTTGCGCAGATCGTGGAAGGCCGCGAAATCGTCCGCATGACCAAGGGCGCCGACCGCCGTGTCGTGATGGCAGATGGCAGCCAGAAGCGCGGGTATCACGTTGAGTTCAAGCGCGCCGGGCAGCCGGCCGGGGAGGGGGCATGACCCCAGCCAAGAAGGAAAGCCTCATGCAGGGCCAGACCGGCGTGGCCAAGAAAGTCTATGAGTGCGTGCCGATGAACGAGCCGTGGACCTCGGCCCAGGTCATGACCGCCATGCGCAACCTGACTGGGAGCACCCCGGACAACCGAATTGTCTCGGGCTGCCTGGTCAGCCTGGTGGACTCGGGCCTCATCAAGAAATCGGGACGCGACCAGTTCCAGCGCATCCCTGTTGAAACCAAGCAGAAGACTCAGGAGCCAGTGATGGCCAAAGCACAGCCGAAACTCGAAGTAGTTGCCGATCAGAAAGCCTCAGGCAGCCCATTGGAAATGCTGAGCGAGTTGGCCGGCGAAATCGCTGGTATGGCCAATAGCCTGAAGCGTCTGGCTGAGCGAGTCGAGGATGTCGCCCTGGCCGTCGAGCAGGAGCGCGAATCCAGCGCCAAGTCGATGGAGAAGTACCGCCAGCTGAAGACTTTGCTGCAGAGCCTGCAAGGGGAGGAGGCGTGATGGACACCAACAAGATGCGCGACATGAGTCGCGAGCAGTTCGAAAAATTCGCCCTCAGCGCTGAAGGCGGTTTGTTCGCCGGGCACTTGGCCAAGGGTGAGGACGGCGAGTACCTGAATTATGCGGCGCAGTGTTATTGGCTGTTCTGGCAGCCTCCCGCGCTGCCGTAGTTGTGGAGCTGCCGAAGTTCGACAACTACCCGGCCAGCATGGAGCGCGACATGCGTGAGTCGCTGCGCTCCTCGATCGAGGCCCAAGGCATGAAGGTGGCGCCATGACTGAAGTCCATCGCTACAAAGTCGTCAAGATGCTTTCCGAGGGCGGCAACCGGATCAGCTACGACCCACACGGCCCCGAGGTGGTAATGGCAGAAGCCTATGACCAGCTCAAGGCCGAGAACGAGGTGCTGCGCAAGGATGCCGAGCGGTATCGCTTCGTGCGGAACCCGATAGGAACCAGTTCGTCGCTGGCTATCTGGAACGAGGGGAAGATGCCCTTGTTCAGCGGCATGGCGGATGCAGTCGTTGACGAGTACATGGCGAAAGAGCTGACCAACAAAGGCCATGGCCATGTCTTCCCGCGTCATGATGGTGCCAAGGCAAAGTGCGGAGGCCCAGGCTTGTGCGCAGAGTGCGCTGCAGATCAGCAGGCCAAGGAGGCGAGCCATGACTGATGTGATCGGGCTCTCCTTCATCATTTTGTGCCTGTTGCTCATGTTTCAGGGAGGCCAGCCATGACTGACTTCGTGATGCACAGCATGGCCGACGCCAATCGTCTCTTCGGCATCCTGCAGGCCCAGGACTTCACCCGGCCCAAGAAGATCGTCATCAAGGACCAGGACCGCAGTGGCGAGCAGAACAAGAAACTCCACGCCTGCCTGTCCGATATCGCCAAGCAGGTAGAGCACGCCGGGAAGAAGTGGGACGTCCTGATCTGGAAGCGCCTCCTGACGGCCGCCTGGCTTCGTGAGAGCGGCGAACAGCCTCAACTGATACCAGCGGTAGACGGTAACGGTTTCGACGTCGTGTACGAGCGCACAAGCCAGCTCAGCGTGAAGCAGTGCGCGAGCTTGCTGGAGTGGGTCGCCGCTTTTGGAGCGGAACACGGTGTTCGCTGGAGCCAGAAGGATCTATGGGAGGGCCGGTACTGATGAATCATCAATTCAAGCCGGGCGACCTGGCGCTTGTAATCGCCTCTCCCCGCAAAGAAAACCCGAATGTAGGCCGATGCGTTGAGCTTCTGTGCCTTGTCATGCCTGACGAAACGGTTCCAATGCCATCTGGTCACGGCCTCCATAACGTCGGCGATAGAGGTGCGTGGATGTGCTATGCCCCCGGCCTGCTGCTCGGTGATCTGGATGCTGGGGGCATCGACCTGATACTTCCAGAGCGCCTGTCACCGCTACGCGGCGACTTCGCGCCCTATCAGCAGAAAGCCAAGGAGGCCGAGCCATGCCTGTAGCCATCAAGCAGCGCCGTCAGAAGGCCTGCGGCAACCCAGCGTGCGGCGCCAAGTTCACGCCGATGCAGCTGGGGCAGAAGGTCTGCGGCTGGCAGTGCGGCCTGGCCATTGCCAAAGAGCCGGCGAACCAGCAGGTAGCCCGAAAGGCGATTGCCCAGCGCGATCGCCGCGAGATCCAGGTGCGCAGGGAGAAGCTCAAGAGCCGCTCCGAGCACATGCGTGAAGCACAGGCCCTGTTCAACGAGTTCATCCGCCTGCGCGACGCCGGCCAGCCCTGCATCAGCTGCGACTCGGTGCCGAGCGACCACGACCTCATCACCGGCAGCCGCTGGGACGCCGGCCATTACCGGTCGGTTGGCGCCTGCCCGGAGCTGCGCTTCGAGCCGCTGAACGTCCACCGGCAGTGCGTGAAATGCAACCGGAACCTGTCGGGTAACGCGGTCGAGTACCGGATCCGTTTGGTGAAGCGCATCGGCGCCGACCAGGTTGGATGGCTCGAAGGGCCTCATAAGCTCCAGCGCCTGACCATCGAAGACCTGCAGGCCATCAAGGCGCTGTACAGGCAAAAACTCAAAGACCTCCGGAGGGCAGCAGCATGAACTGGACACCAACCGACAGCGGCCAGCTGCTCATCCTGGCCATGGTCATCTTCGGCGGGTATGCGCTCGCGCGTGGCGCCGCAGTCAAGGCCAAGCGCAAGCGCGAGGAGGGTGGCCCATGCAGCTGAACAGCGCGCGTCAGGCCTGGCACGACTGCTACCACGTCGCCTGGGACGGCCAGGGTTCATTCATCGAGCAGCTCGGCCTGCTGGGGGCAATGGTGCAAACCACCGAGCGGCAGCGCCACGCTGGCCATGCAGCCCACCAAGTCATCGCCGGTCAAGTGCAGTCGGCGATCGGCAAGCTAACTGCGCACGCGAAGGCCTTCGGCAACTTCATGTACTCCCCGCGGCTCGACATCGACACCAAGGAGACGGCCGAGGAATCGGTATTCATCATGGTGATGCAGCGCTCTCCGCGCATGACCGCCGCCAAGCGCGAACAGCTCGAGTATGTGGTGAAGGGGGTCATGGCCCGGTACCGGTACATGCATCAGGGCGGACAGTCGGCCAATGAAGACCCGCTGGCGTCTCCTGAGGGGTTCCGCGCATGGATGGATGCCCACTATGGGGTAGCGCTGGATTCACGCAACTGGGAGCGCGATTGGGGTGATGTGATCCGCGTTGCGTTCGAGTGCTGCGAGGACTTGGACAGGGATGCACTGAGCCCGGTGGCAGCGGCAATCTACGAAATGCGCAGGGCCGCTTGAGACCCTATTGCGTTCCCGTGCGGCTGATGGCATGATTTCGCCATCCTGATAATTTTGCCTTTGGCAAACGTCACACAAGCCCGGCCTTTAGCGCCGGGTTTTTTATTGCCCGAAATAGGCCCTCAAGAGGCCCTGAATTCCCAAGGACACCCCTATGGCCGAACCAACAAGCGCCGCCGCGAGCGTAGTGCTGGGCAAGTACGGGGTGGTGATGGCTGCATTCATCGGCTCGATCCTGTCGCTTGGCTTTCTGAAGGATCTGACCCGCTTCCAGGCCGCGACTGCGGTAGCCACTGGCTTCGGCTTCTCGGTCTACCTGACCCAGCCCGTCACCGCATGGCTTGCCCCCAAGCTTGATCTTGCGGTCACCGATGACCTGCTGTGCGGGGTAGCGTTCGTGCTTGGCCTCACCGCCATGAACATCATCCCCGCGATCAAGGCTGCCATGGGGTCGTTCGTCACGGCGCGAGGTGCCTGATATGAACAACATCCTGGTTTCAGCGCTGACGGCCATGGACGTGTTCCTGTGCGTCATGGTCGTGCTCGCTGCCTGCGATTACCTGCGCAAGGTCCGCCCGGTGGATCAGCCACTGCTGAGCATCGCCTTCTACCTGGTAGCCATCGGCGGATTCGGTGCGTTCGTCACATCCCTGCAAGGACACTGGGTAAACCCATTCGGCGTGATGCTTCACGCCGGGGTGGTTGCCTATGCCTGGGCCCGTCGCGGTCACGTCTTCAGCTGATCCGCGCCACAAAATAGAGGTGCGCCTTTTCGTGGCGCGAGGAGTTCAAATGCCTGCGCCATCCAGCTTTCACCATGCCGGTGATGGTCGCGGTGCTCGCCGCGTATTCGTCAACGGGATAGAAGTTCAGCGCGCCATCTGGTGCGACACTGCTGCTGGGGTGTGCGTGTATGCGCCGATGCCGATAAAGCCTAAGCGCCCGGCTCGGGAAGAGATCTACACCCGCAGGCTGCGAGGGGTGGTCACGGTGCAGCCGGCGTGACCCGGCCAATGCCGACGGCCGACCTGCTCGAGTCGCCATTCCTGATCCTCAAGCCTGCTCCCGAACTGTGGGAGTGGATACAGCGCGAGATCCTCGCCACCACCGGCAGCATCCACAACGAAGAGCATGCTCATCTGATCGATGCGAGCATCGGCGTCATGTGGGCGTCGTCCAGCTTCGCGAAGAAGGGCAGGTCGGTGCTGGGTCAGGCTGAGCAGTTAATGATCCGCGCGGGCGGCTGGCAGAAGGCTCGCCAAGAGCAGCAGATGCGGGGCTGGTTCGGCGAAGAGCCCGAGTTTCTCATCACCCTGGCGGCCGACTACTGCTCCCAGTGCACCGAAGCTGAGTTCTGCGCCCTGGTCGAGCACGAGCTCTACCACATCGGACACAAGCTCGATAAGTACGGCGCCCCAGCATTCGGCGATGACGGCATGCCCAAGCTTGAGATGCGCGGCCATGACGTTGAAGAGTTCGTCGGGGTGGTTCGCCGGTATGGGCCAAGCCACGACGTACAGCAGCTGATCGACGCTGCAAGCCGGCCGCCTGAGGTGGCCAAGATCAACATTGCGAGGGCCTGCGGAACCTGTCTACTGAGGTCGGCCTGATTCCAGACAGGCCCAAGACGGATGACACCATATGGCAGCCCTGAAAAACGAGGTAAAGGGCTTCATCGTGCAGGCCCTTGCGTGCTTCGACACGCCCTCCCAGGTGGCGGAGGCGGTCAAGAGTGAATTCGGCCTCGTCGTTACCCGGCAGCAGGTAGAGAGTCACGACCCAACCAAGGCAAGCAGCAAGGGCCTGGCCAAGCGCTGGGTGACTCTGTTCGAAGACACCCGTAGGCGTTTCCGTGAGGAGACGGCCGATATCCCGATCGCCAATCGCGCATACCGCCTCCGTGCGCTGGGCAGGATGGTAGAGAAGGCTGAGTCCATGAAGAACATGGCCCTCGCTATCCAGATCCTGGAGCAGGCTGCAAAAGAGGTTGGGGACGTCTACCTGAACCGCAAGGTCGAGCCTGACAAGTCGCTGGATGATGAGATCAAGCGACTGAACATCCAGAAGCTTCAGCGCGAACTGGCAGATCCAGACAAGGATGTGCCGGAGCCCAAGCAAGTAATCATTGGGGTTGAAGATGCAAGCGACCCTGAAGCTGAATAAGCCCCAGTTCGATTTCATCAGCCACCCGAAAAAGTTCTCTGCGTTCGTGGGCGGCTACCGCAGCGGCAAGACCTTCGTCGGCTGCGTGAGGCTATGTATCAACGCGCTGGAGCACCCGCGAATCCCGCAGGGCTACTTCGCGCCGACGTACCCGCACATCGCGGACATCTTCTACGACACCATTCCGGTCGTTGCTGAGGCGTTTGGCCTTGTGGCTGACATTGTCCCAAGTAACAAGCGCGTGCATCTCAGAGACCGTCGCGGGCGCCTCCTGTCCACCATCATCTGCAAGAGCATGGAGCATCCCCACAAGATCGTGGGCTTCAACATTGCCCATGCCTTGGTGGATGAGATCGACTGCATGCCGATCAAGAAGGCTGACAGCGCCTGGAAAAAGATCATTGCGCGTATGTCGACGGTCTGGCCCAGCAGGCCAGAGAACACCATCGACGTGACCACCACGCCGGAAGGCTTCAACTGGGTCTATCGCAAGTTCGTCAAGGAGCTGGCAACCGACCCGGCGCAGAAAGAGTTCTACGGCATCGTGCACGCATCCACGCGGCAGAACGCCAAGAACCTGCCAAAGGACTACATCCCATCGCTGCGCCGGTCCTACCCGGCCAACCTGGTGGATGCCTACATCGACGGCCTGTTCGTCAACTTGACCTCTGGCAGCGTCTACCCGAACTTCTGCCGGCACAAGAACCACACCAACGCCACGATCCGCCCAGGCGAGCAGCTCCATGTCGGTATGGACTTCAACATCAACCGGATGGCGGCGACTATTCACGTCATCCGCGATGGGTTGCCCTTGCTGTTGGAAGAGGCCACAAGCCTGTTCGACACGCCCGCGATGATCGCTGAGCTGAAGCGGCGCTTCCCGGGGCACAGCATCACGATCTATCCCGATGCCAGCGGCAAGAACCGCAAGAGCGTCAACGGCAGCGAGTCCGACCATACGCTGCTCCGGGCGGCAGGCTTCCCTGTGATGGTTAACCCATCCAACCCAGAGGTTCGGGATAGGGTTCTGGCTGTCAACGCCATGCTCCTCAACGGTGAGGCCCAGAGGCGCTACCTGGTGAACACCGACAACTGCCCGGTCACCACCCAGGTGCTCGAGCAGCAGGCCTACACCGATAAGGGCGAACCAAACAAAGACGGCACTGAAGACCCGGTCGACGCACTGGGGTACTTCATTGTCCAGCGCTTCCCGATTGCGGGCGGCTACACACTCGCCAACGTGAGCAACCAATGAGCGCATACACCTTCCTCAAGGACAGCCTGCAGAACCTTGTCGCTGGACTGGGTACTGCGCGCGACAAGGCATCCCACTCGCATTACGCCATCCCTGAGATGGACGACCTGCAGCTGCTGAACGCCTTTCGCGGTTCGTGGACTGCGCAGAAGGGCGTCAGCATCCCCGCAATCGATGCCTGTCGTAACTGGCGCAGCTGGCAGGCCAAGAACGAGCAGATCGAGCTCATCGAGGCCGAGGAAGAGCGGCTGAACGTCAGGGGCAAGATCCTTGAGGCGCTGCTGAAGGCTCGCTTGTTCGGCGGTGCGGCGGTGTTCATCGGCACAGGTGACCGCGACACGGCCTCCGAGCTGAAGCCTGATCGAGTCAGTCAGGGCGGCATCAAGTACCTGGCTGTGATGACCCGGCGCCAACTCAGTGCCACCGAGATCGAGCA